GTTTTGAATTCATTAACAATCGCAATGTTCTAACCCAAGTGCGGCTTTGGGAAATGCAGATTGATATTAAAAATGAATTTGAAACTGAAGAGTATGCTGTAATCCGCGTGCTTGATTTAGTTAATGGCAAATATCGCGTGCGGCGATTTAGAGAAGATAATGAAGAGCAAATTGGTTGGGAAGTTTACCCAACTATGAACAATGAACCTCTTGATTATATTCCTTTCTATTTTATTGGACCGGACGGTGGCGAAGCTGACCTTTCAGAGCCGGTTCTAATTGACCTTGTAGATTTAAACTTAAAGCACTTTCAAGTAAGTGCCGACTATGAACATGGCTGTCATATGACAGGGCTTCCAACCCCTTGGGTTGCTGGCATTAATCCTGAAAAATTCGATGATAAGGGCAACCCTGTTTATCCTAAGCTTCATATAGGTAGTATGACGGCTTGGATTTTGCCGGTTGGTGCTGAAGCTCAATATTTGGAATTTACTGGTCAAGGTTTGACCGAGCTAAGAGAGAACCTAAAGGGTAAAGAAGAGCAAATGGCGGCTCTAGGTGCTAGGATGCTAACACCTGAAAAGGCTGGCGTTGAAGCGGCAGACACATTGGCTATACGCCATGCTGGCGAGAATTCGGTTCTTTCAGCAATTGCCGTTGCTGTCTCTGATGGGCTGACTAAAGCGCTTAAAACCTTTGTAGCTTGGGCTGGTGCAAGTGTAACTGACGATAACGTTAAGTTTGAAATTAATAGAGACTTTGCGCCGTTCCTACTTTCCCCACAAGCTCTTACGGCTTTGCTTGGCGCTGTTCAAGCTGGCAAAATGTCTGACGAGAGTTTCTTTAATCTATTGCAACGTGCTGATTTGCAAGATAGTGAGCTTACCTTTGAAGAGGAACAAAACAGAATTGACGCGGCTCCGCCGCCTAATCCGGTTCCGCCGCCCGGTCAGAGCGGCGCTAACGCTGGCGAAACTGGCCCTGACACAAACAATGAAGGGAACGAATGATGGCGCAAGTAAGTCGCGATCCAAATAATGAAAATATCATAAATGTGGGCAGTAATTTTAGAATTGAACCCGGCCCTGCATTAGTTACTGATATTGCTACTGAAGAATTGCTACATGATAATATGACGGCCAAACATTATCATGCTCCAATTCAGGATGGCGATAAAACTATTTTTGCTAAAGATGTTTATGGCAATCCAATTAGAATTGGTGAAGAATTTACTTATGCTGATTGGGGTGGCGATGATAATGAAGGCAAAACTGTCTTTAATATCTATGAGAAAACCCCGGTTGATTTTGAAAATGAATTCCTAAACGATGGCAACCGTAATCCTTATTATGTTGCGCCTGAAGCTCGCGAGAAAGAAACTGACGACCGCACCCATTACACATATATTTGGGATAAAGTGGCTTTTAGAGCTACTGAAGAGGCGGCTATTGAATTTGCGCAACGTAAAGCTGTTGATTGAAGGGAGTTAGTGCAATGCCAAGTTTAAATAATAATACGCTTGACAATGGCCTATCCGCCCTTAAAGCGGCGGCTGACCGTGTTTATTTGTGTTCGCAAGAGCCAACTACTTATACTGAAGCTACCTCAACGTATGCTTTGGGTAATAAAAACTTTGGTGCGGGTGCTGTATTTCCTGCCGCTATTGCTAACGGCTCACCAAGCGGACGGCAAATTGTTAGTGCGGCTGTAGCTGACGGTTCAATTACGGCTAATGGCACAGCTACACATGACGCTATTGTTACTAGCGGTTCGTCGCGGCTGGAAAGCTCACAAGCTCTTTCAGCCTCACAGGTTGTTTCAAGCGGTAACGTATTTACCAAAACTGCTCAAACAATTCGCTTGCCAAATCTTGGCGGTTAATAGTATAGGCAAATGCCAACTATTACAGTAACAGCAACGGGAGCCGGGAATTTTGTAATCCCGGCTAACGTTTCAAGCATTACATTTGAAGCTTGGGGCGGTGGTGGGGGCGCTCCAAACACTTCAACTTCAAATGAACCGGGCGGGTCGGGCGGCGGATATATCAGCGCGTCGATTGCGGTTGTTCCCGGCGATACGATTTATTATAGTGTCGGTGCAGGTGGCCTCGGAACCGCTGGCGTTAGCGGCGGCAAAAGCTGGTTTCAAAAGAACGTCAATAGCCAAACTAACGCATGGCAAGCGGCGGCTGGACAAGCGGGTGATGCAGGTGGCGGCGGCGGGCAATCCCTAGCTAATACCAACGGCACGGTTGGAACGCTCATTGCGAGCTTTCAAGGTGGAGCTGGCGGCGCTCGGCAAGGTGGCGGCGGTTCTCGTGGCGGCGGTGGCGGTGGCGGTGCGGCAGGTCCATTAGGCGCTGGCGGTAACGGTAACTCCGGTAGCGGTTCGGCTGGTGGCGTCGGCGGGACAGGTAACGGTGGAAATACGGCTGGCGGTGCTGCTGGATTTGCTTCACCTAATGTTGAAGGTGCTGGCGGTTCTGGCGGCGGTGCTGGCAGTGGTGGTTCAACGTCAGGCGGCGCTCCGGGTGGCGGTGCTGGCGGCGCAGGGAGTAGTAACGCTACAACTTCGCAGGGCGCTCGCGGTCAAATTCGTTATACTTATACAGTTGATAGTCCGGCTGTTGATACAGTCTCGCAAAATATTGTAACTAGCGCACCTTCAGTTAGTCAATCTAGTATTGGTCAAAGTCATGCATTAAATTCGCAAAATATTGCATCTGGCACGGCTTCACTTAGTCAATCGTCCATTGGCCAAACTCATGCTTTGGCTTCACAAAATATATCAACTAGCGCTGCTGCGCTATCTGCCTCGGCTTTAGCTTTAATATTTGCTATAACCTCGCAGAACATTGTTACAAGTCCGCCAGAGCTTGAACCAACAACTGCTAATATTGTTGTAATTTATAACTTAACCTCACAAAACATTGCGACTAATACACCGGCATTAAGTCAATCATCTATTAGTCAAAGACATAGCTTAACGTCCCAAAATTTAACTACTAGCTCGCCTATTCTAACTGGCTCTGCTATTGGTCAAACGCATAATTTATCATCTGGCGCATTAGCCACTTTTGCACCTGTAATTTCAAATGCAACTATAGCACAAACCCATACGCTAGTTTCAAATAATTTAGTTGGCAATATACCGGCTATATCTGCTAGCTTGGTTGCGCAAGCTCATGTTATTACCTCGGCTAATATAACTGGTAATGTTCCGGCTATATCTGCTAGCTCTATCGGCCAAACGCACGCTCTGGCCTCGCTCGGCCTCGCCACAGCGCCGCCAGCGCTTTCCGGTAGCCTGATAGGGCAGACGCACGCGCTAGGCTCTGTAGGGCTGGTTTCCGGCGCTCCTAGCCTATCCTCGTCCGCGCTGGCCCAAACGCACGCTTTGGGATCGGCAGCAATCGTTACATTTGCCCCGGCAATTAGCGAAAGCTCTTTGTCTGGAACAGCCAACATAATTTCGCAAGATATAACTGGCAATTTGCCACAGCTTTCATTAACAGCAATTAGCCAAACGCACGCGCTAACATCGCTCAATATTGTGGGCAATGTGCCAGCAATAAGTTTGAGCGGAATTGAAATTATAATAAATATAGGTTCGCAGAATATTACCGGCTCAATACCGGCTATATCTGAAACCTTAATAAACCAAACTCATAATTTGGCGTCTAATAATCTTGTAACCGCTACTCCTATAGTAACTATATCATCTATAGGAATGAATGTTGACCTAATTTCTAATGATATAGTTACCGGAATTCCTGAAATTTCAATTGGTGCTGTTTCGGCTAATCCGTCCTTCCCTGCTGGAATTATTGTAATTCCAACTGAAATTAGGACCATATTTGTTGAAGCAATACAGTTGGGCGGGGTTGACAGTGAGTTAAGAACGCTTATTATACCGTTTGAAAATCGAACAATAGTTAGGTGATTTATGGCAGAAACTACCGGCTTTCAAAAAGACGCTGAAGGTTATTGGATTGCCAAAGACCCTAACGCGGCTAAAGAATATACAATTGATTGGGGTAATTGGCTAGTTAATGGCGATACTCTTTTAAACGTTAATTGGAATATTCCTGTTGGTGTTGCTAAAGAGGCTGAAGGTATTACGCCTGAAGGTGATAAAGCTTGGATAAAACTAAGCGGTGGCGTTTTGGGTAAGAATTATATTATAACTGCCCACATTGAAACCGTCCAAGGTCGCATTGATGATTATAGTTTTAGATTGGTAATTAGGAACAACTAATGCCGATCAATCAAGCTATTTTTGATGAAATTCTTGACAATGCTTTGCTAGTATTTCGCTACGCAGCTAGCGAACGTGCGACTACAATTGAGCGGTTAAAAGCATTAGAGAAAGAATTGCTCGCAGAGCTAAATGACGAGGTTGTAACTAATCGTCAAAAGCGGCGAGTTGAAACATTCCTTAAAGAAACCGGGCGACTAATTGATAAACATTATACTAAGCTCCAAACTGAATTTACATGGGTTGAGCTAGGGCGGCTAGTTGCCGATGATATGAGGTATGGCATTGGCGTAGCTCTAGGAATTGATGCGCTTTATTTGCCGCCAAATAGTTACTTTGCTTCATTGCAAGGTGATATAATGATATTTGGCGCACCGTCTGCGGATTGGTGGCGCGGACAAAGCCAAGATTTGCAGTTTAAATTTGCACAGCAAGTTAGGCAAGGTTTGATAAATGGCGAAACAAACCAGCAAATTATCAACCGAGTTGTGGGTAAAAATGGTTCTCCCGGTATTATGGAAACTGCCCGTAGAAATGCGAGCGTCCTTGTTCATACTAGTGTTCAGACTGTTGCCAATGATGCTCGCCGGAATGTCTTTAAAGCTAACAGCGATGTTATTACTGGAATTACGCAAGTTTCAACGTTAGATAGCCATACAAGCTTAGTTTGTGTTGCATATTCAGGAGCCGAATGGAATTTAGATTTTAAGCCTATAGGTAAGAATAAAAAGCCATATAATAATGGCGTTCCTAGACATTTTAATTGCCGTTCAGTTGAGATACCAATTACTAAATCATTTAAAGAATTAGGTTTAAAAGTTAAAGACCCTAAGCTAACAACTCGCGCTAGCGATGAAGGCCAAATTGATGCAAATACTAGCTTTGATAGTTTCCTTAAACGTAAGGGTGTTGTTTATCAAAATAGTATGTTAGGCAAAGGTCGCGCCGATTTATGGCGAGCCGGTAAAATTACGCTAAAAGATTTAGTTGATGGCAACGGGCGTCCTCTAACGCTGGCCGAGCTTCAGGCGATTGTTTTAGCAAAAAGGCGCTAGACAGCCGCAACAAAACGCGGTAGCTAGCGTTTCTCTGTTTAAATGAACCGGGCAAGGAATACAGATGGCTTACGATCCTAACGACCCTGAAGACAAAAAGATTGTTGACGGTTTAATTGAAACCGCGCTTGAAGCTCAACGCGAAGAGCATGAAGGTGAGGTTGGCCGTCTTAAAGATAAGAATTCTGAATTACTTGGTAAATTGCGTAAAGCTCGCGAAGGCAATGAAAATGCTGGCGAGGTTGAGCGGCTTGAAAATGAGCTTTCTGAAGCGCAGAGCGAATTGCGCGAAGCTCAATCTAAATTGCGGACAACCGAGCGCGATTTAAAGCGGGCTGGCGAAGAACGCGATAGTGCTGTTAAAGAACGTGACAGTGCGGTTAAAGAGCGCAACGATGAATTTCTGTCCAATACTCTAACTGCGGCTTTGGTTGAGAACAAAGTTGCTCCACATTTCATGGATGCGGCTAATGCTTTGCTTAAGGTAAAGCAACCGTTG